TCTTTTTGGATCTTTGAGATCTCTTGCAACGGCGCTGGCTCATGCTTTGTCATCTCAAGCAAAGCCAAGAAAAACTCCTTTGGATGCTTAAATTTGAGATAAACAGTACAAGCTGCAAGAGCAGCGTAGCTCATTGAGTGCGATTTATTGAAAGAGTAATTAGCAGAATTTTCAAGAATGCGCCAAAGAATATCTCCAATTTCTGGAGCAAGATTATTTTCCTTGATTTTATCAGCGATCTTTTCTTTCCACTTTTTAACTTCTTCAACCTTCTTTTTACCGACAATACGGCGAAGCACTTCCGCTTCATCAAGAGTGAAGCCAATCTTATTGGACATTTTCATCAACTGCTCCTGATACAAGGCGACTCCTCCGCTGCCACCTAGAACAGAATCGAAAAACTCATGGATACCTTCATATTGATTATTGTTTGTGAAGTTAGAGTATTGATCAACGAACTCCAGAGCGCCCGGTCGCGCAAGAGCGAGAACGCCACTTAGCTCTTCAAGATTGCGAGGCTTTACTTTCTTGCAAACCTTGAAGTTCGTATCAGCTTCAATCTGGAAGCAGCCATGAGGCGTCTTCAAGTCTTGTAGCTGTTGATAAATGAATTGATCATTGAAATTGATATCATCCACCTTGATTCCAACTAGTCTGCAAACTCTATCGACAATAGAAACGCTTCTTAATCCAAGCAAGTCGAGCTTAACATTAAATATAGAAGCCCAGTTCATGTCATAACTAGAGACGTGTTCTTTGTCGCTAGTAAGTTCAGTAGGGCAGCTTTGATCTATGGGATAGTATGAAAGCATCATCCCCGAAGCGTGGACGCTCTTATTCTTGATTAGCCCTCTTAGTTTTAGAGCGGTCTTATATGATCTTGGATTGTTGTCGCACCAATTCTTGAAATCAGCGACTTCTCCATAAGCTTCCTTTAGATCCATGACTTGACCGAAAGTCTTTGGGATTAGAGAACTTACGTCATTCATCTCTGATTCAGGCTTCTCATCAATAATTTTACCGCACTCTTTAATAAGAAGCTTTCCGCTTAGAGTGGTTAAGGTCAAAATCTTGGCTGTTCTGCCAGAGAAAAGCTGCTCCAAGAACTTAATAACCTTTGGGCGATTATAGTAACAGATATCGATGTCAACGTCGCACATCAACGAACCATCAAGATAAGTAATGCCATCAACTACTTGCTTCTTAGCGCGAATCTTAGAAATGAAACGCTCAAAGAATAGTTCATATTTGATTGGATCTACTTTGGTGACCCCCAGCAAATAAAGAATAAGGCTACCAGCAGCAGAACCGCGCCCAAGACCCACAGGAATGGAGTTCTCGTTGCAGTAATTAATAACAGTCCACACCAATAAGATATAGTCAAGAAATCCAAGCTCTTTAATGGTTTCCAGTTCATACTTTACTCTTTCTGCGTATTTAGGAAAATCATCTTTAGCAATATTGAGTTTCTTGAAGTTAGCCCTGCAAACCTGCATCAAGAAATCATAGTTTGAAGACTCCTCTTTCAGCCCATACTGCTTCTTAAGGCGATTTTCAATGTTGAACTCAGGAAGTCTTACGCCATAAAGTGGCAGCTTAATATTAGAAAATAAAGAATTAAAGTCGTTCATATTTCAACTTGGAATTTGATTTTGTTCCAAACTTTCAGGTTTAGTTCTAGGTCGATGATGGCGTTATGGAGATTATCGTAGTCGTGATCTATGCTGTAGTCTTTGCCCAAAGCAGTAAGATTTGTCTTGATGCCTTTTTTATAAGTATGGAGAAGCTTATATTGATATTCAATTAAAGACTCTTTTGGCATCTTGGGAATACCATACTTAATTCCTTTAGCCAAGCAATTGGTGTCTAAGATCTTATTAACTAAATGATTCGCTCGCAATCCTTTGAGCAAATACATTTCTTTTATAAGATAGAGGTCGAAGCCAAGAATATTGTGGCCAATAATATAGTCAGAAGAGTCAAGCCAATCCCTAATAGTGCCAAACACATCGTCAAATTTCTTGCCAGTTGTTTCGATGAGTTGCTCTGGGTATCTTGTGATTCGTTTTGCATCTTCTGATATTTTAAGATTAGTATCCCACTTAATCAAAAAATCTCGCTCATCGATCTTCTTGCCGCCTACAGTGTCAAGCATTGCAACCTGCCACGGAAGATTCTGGCAGAAGTTAAGACAAAGGTTTAAGGTTTCGCAGTCGATAAAAACAAGCCGTTTAGACTTGTCAAATCTCAATAGTTCATTTTCCATATTTTTCCTTGAATGATTCAGCGCAGAATTCGTTTGAAGAGCAGTGTTCCAGATTAGGCTTGTTCAAAGTGGTTCGCTCAGAAATGCACCTGAAAGTTAGATAAGCCAAGAAATCTTCTTTGTTTTCATAGTAGACAGATTGGCACTTAACTGCAAGATTTTTATCTCCTACAATCTCTTCTACTTTAGATTTAAGAATGCCATCGAATGGCAAATTATTATCTTCTACAAAATAAACTGGCTTGCAGAAGCTAAAATCAGGAACGCAAATGCTATAAGTTAGATTATTCTTGAAGACATAAGAGTCATAAAATGGAATCCCAATGCAGAGATTGTTTTCATTCCATAGCTCTTTAAGAGTTTTGCAATCTATTCTTGGATAATAATAGAAACCATTCGTGCTGGCGACTGTAGAGATTTTAATCAGATCTTTATAGCCTTCAGTATTTTTAATGAATACTATTACTTTATGTTCTTTGTCTCTTGAATCGGCAGTCTTGTTATCGATATCGTCGCAAATAGTCAAGCGAAGACCAAACCTTAAATTTATTTTGGCATCTTCGCAGGACTTATACGCTTCTAGAAAACCAGAAATGGAATCATCTACTAGATATAAGTTTTCTAGCTTTAGCTTTTTAGCAATGTCTAATATAGAACTTGGCCCGTCCGCCTCGCTAGACCCAGCCTTGGCAAGCGTTAGGATAGACTTACCAAGGCTATAATGGGATTTAAAAAGCGGGATCGCTGAATACTCCATGAGGCAGTATGCGCTGTCCTGCCCAGAAGTCAATCAAAAAGTTGGGTCATCCTTGCGCCAGTACGGGCATCCAGAATATTCTTTTTTATTTACTAGCTTCACTTTGGGATCGTTTATCAAAGATTCTTTATTGAAAGAAGACTTTATAAATTTATCGTTTTCATCAACTCCAATGTAAAAAGTCGCTGGCATGCGAGATGGGCATATCCACTTACCTTGGACATCGCTTCCGCACATCCATCGCTTCTTTGGGCTACTTGCAGCAAGATTTGCGGTGGCCGTCTTCTCATCGAAAGAATTTATATATCCAGCAACATAGCTCAAATAAGACTTGAATCCTTCTAATTGCTCTGCTGTTGGCTTCGGAGCCTCTTGAATTGGCTGCTTCTTGAACTTAAGAAAAATAAAAGAAACATCTGGAATGTAACCCTTTGTCTTAAATACAGCCAAAGAATACATTAAGTTTTGCAGATTGAAGTCGATTTCTTCTTTAGAGAATTTTCCTTTGCTTGACTTATAGTCGTAAATCTTATAATTGGTATCGTTAAATTTTGCAAGCTTATCAATAAAGCCATTGATAATATAATCATCTTCCTCTAGCTTAAACTCAGATTCGGCTTCGACAAGAATAGCCCCGCTGCAAAAGAAGTCGCTTTGAAGACCAGTCTGGATCATGGAATAGATTAGATCCAAATTTTCTTCATCATCTACTTTTAGCTTTTTAGCGTTTTTTAATATTAATCTATGGATGGCTGGATTTTTAATGACGCCAGCTTTACCAGAACATAGATCATCAAAGTATTTTTTATGCCTATCAGTTAAGAGAAGCTCAAAAATCAAATGACAAATAGTGCCTCTAGAAGCTCCAGAATTAGAAATATCAGGAAGCTTAAGAATATATTTAGTATAGTAAAGCCAACTGCAACCCTCAATAGTCTTAATCTTGCTGGCGCTAAGTTTTACCTTTTCGGTTTTTATTTGATTGAGTTGTGCCATTCTATGATCTTGTTTTTATCTTTCAGGTGCATGTCTCCAAAGTCTTTAGCCCCATTAGGAAGGCCAATTTTGACTTGAGAACTATCAAAGTAATTCATCAAAGTTTGTCTGGCTGTTTCTGCTGCTCTGTTACCTGCTCCAGTAAGCAAGCCATCATTATTAAAAGCTATGACAATTTTCTTAGGATTTAAAGATATCAGAGAATATATTATCGCGCTGCTTATGTTAAGTCCAAAAGAAACAATTACATTCTTGATGCCGTTTTCTCTTAGAGCAAGCATATCTCCTATGCTCTCAACTAGGATTATATTCTCGTTAGCTTTGAGATCTCTAACGTTAACCTTTGCTGGATAGACCCATTCTTTCTTATCTCCCAGCAGCTTCCATTTCGGCCTGCCTTCCATCAATGTCTTAGATATGTCTCTGCCAGCAAATCCTATTACTTCATCTTTATTGTTAAAGATTGGAAAAACATATCTATTAAACATCTTTCCTCCAGTGGCGACTCCTCCTTGGAAAGGCTCCAAGGTAGAGGCTGAGATACCACGATCAATCCAATAAGAGTTATCTCTTAATAGCTTTATTAATAAAGACTTATCAAAAGTAGAAGTCTGTTTTATTGTTGGCTTTGGCCGATCTTCTTCTCTATAAGAAGTGTCTATGCCTTTTGCTGAAATCCAGTTCTTTGCTTCGTCGATGGACTTCAGTTTTAATGTCAGTCTAACTAGATCCTCTAAAGATCCACTGATATTTTCTTTGAAGTCAACCCACTGCCCAGAGTTCTTCCATATTCTTAGAACATGATCGTTATCTGAATCTCTATATAAAGGTCTTGTTCTGTACTCTTTGCCATGATCAGTTAGAACATAGCCTATATCTTGAAGAATTACCCTGACGGATTCGCAGTCATTCATAAAAAATATCAAAGCACTTCGCCATCCGAATCTGAATCATCTAGCTCTGGACGCAAAGCTCTAGCCTCTACGATATCAGACAAAGTGCCGCGCTCTTCTACATTGAAGTTAGCAATATTAAAGCTGATAAAATTAGGCTGATATCTTACTGATCTGCCTTCTTGAATTCTTACAAGGTCATGGTGACCTTGAGAATCTCTGCCTTGAAATCGAGTAGCAAGCGGAATCATTTTATGAGATCCGAACTCTTGACCGTCTTCAGCAATCTCTTCAACAGTCTTACGCCTGAAGATTGCAACGTATGAAGCGTACCACTGCAAGCGATCAGATTGAGAGATTGCGCTACTATCGTCAACGCCATTCTCTGCGCTGCGATTCAATTGGCAAGCTGTCAGAATTGGAACATTTAACTCAAGAGAAAGCTCTTTCAATGAATTAACTTTTTCGCCAATTAATTGATATTCTTGCTTGTTCTTGTCAGACTCTCCAGTTAACTTAATATAATCATAAATGATTACGCATTGATTGCCGCGACCAACTTTAGAAAAGTACCAGCGTTTTACAATAGAAACAATTTCTTCGATTGGCTTTCCAGCAACCTGAAGATGATCGACTTGATTGCTCACGCTTTTAATTACAGTTTTGCTTTCTTCGAATTTAGTATAAAGCTGAGCATTCTTTTTCCAGTTGCCGGTTTCAAGATGCCATACTGGAATACCAGTAAGAGATGAAGCTATTCTGAACTTCATGTCTATTGTAGACATTTCTGTGTCAAGAACAAGAGCTTTGCATCCTTTGTTAATACTTGTTACTTTAATAGCAAGATCATTAAGGATTGTAGATTTGCCATGCTTTGGGCGACTTACCCAAGCGTAAAGATTACCGGGGCGAATGCCGCCATATAAACGATTGAAGTTATCGTATGGGGTTTGAAGGCCATTTTCAGAGATGGGATTATTTCCTCTCTCTTCAATTATTTCAATAATGTTGTTGGTGACATCTTCTGGTTTATTATTCTCGTTGGTGTAAACGCAGATCTTACTATTGTATATTTTATCTGCTTCGGTGATGATTTCTTCGATTGGCTTTTCAGCACAATTATGAGCAAAGGCTTTGATCTCTTGGCCTGTAGCTTCGATCTCTCTTCGGATTCTATACTTTACAAGCTCTTTAGCAGCTTCAATCAAGCCTTGCTTCGTAGTTGGGATAAGGCATACACTATTGACATAATTAAAAATATCAATTGACTGATCCTTAAATGTGATGCCGAGATTTTGGGCTTTTTGAGCTATTAGAATTTTGTCTATCTGCTCGCCCTTGCTGAACGTCTCTCTAAAGACGCAAAAAATAGTATAATGGACCTCATTAATAAAGTCTTTCTCATTGATAAAAGACTCTATGTCAGCAAAAGCTTCTGGATGCTTGATTAGCCCAGATATGGTATACTTCTCGATTTGAAGGGAGTAAATTGACATTAAAGATTGATATTAAATTTGTCCTTGAAAAACTGCTCTGACAGGTCTTTGACTTCATTTTCGTAAATTTCAATTAGATGAAAGTTATTCAAAGAAAGCCACTTTTCTTTTGCTACGTCTCTTTTGATGGACTTTAGATAGTTGAGTCTAGAGTCCCCGTGAAAAAACTTATTGAAAGCAGAATGCTGCTTGCCATGCACCTCTACAGCGATTTTAAGAGTTGCATTTACTATGTCTACTTTGAGTCTAGATCCAAATACAGGAAACTCTTCGTAAACGATATGATTCTTCCAGTACTTTTTAAGAAACTGTTTAGTATTGAATTGTACCTTGGATCGAGAAGAAGCATCCCAGTCAATCAAATATTGAGAGACATTTTTGCTTACAGCCTTTCCGTACACATTAAACAGCTTCATTTCTTAAGAGCGCTAATAAATTTATTGAATAGATACTTGGTAATATCTTGATGCTCTTCTAAGAAGTTCTTTAGGTTAGCCTCTCCTTGATGCTGCTTGGGCATTTCAAGATTGTTTTCAGCAAGCTCTTTGATAAGCTCATCTGTAATAGTAATCCAAGCTCCCTTGGCATGAGCAAACTCCCAAGCCAAAAGCTGATCCACAATCTCATACTCTACCCAAACGCTTGATCCATTGGAGCGTCCATACTTGATTGGATAGCGAACCTCTCTGCCAGACTTCTCGTTAGGAGTCTTCTTGAACACAATTTTGCACCAATGACCTACAGGATTGCCTTCGCCCTTAGCATTGGCATAAATGAAATCTTTATTCCATCTCTGCTGGAATTCAAGAATCCAATCTGAATAGTGAAGAGCAGCGTTTCCGCCGCTGGCATTAGTAACCTTCGGATCGCCCTTCTCGTATGGATTGATCTTGATGGAAGACCTAACCTGAGAAATGATAAAGCATACATGGCCTCTCGAAGAGAAAGCTGCCGCCATCTTTCGCAAAAGATCTGAAGTAAGCAGCGCCGCTCCAGCAGTCTTGTTCGCTTCAATGGCTGATTTAGCCAAGTCATTTCTAGGCACAAGAGCGTCAAGGCTGTCGATGATAAAGAAATAAATATTTCCATCATCATTGTCTTTGATAAGCTCTCGCATCGTATCGGTTACGAATTCGTAATCGTTAGTTGGGATAACTCGCCATTTGCTGGGATCAGTGTTGACTCCAGACCTTGAAACCATACTTTCACTGAGTCGGCCCTCTGATTTGATATAAATAATGCAACCCTTCTCAGGATGCAAGAGTTGAAAATTACGAGCAAACGACAAAGCGTTGCTGGTTTTGCCGCCTTCCGTAATGCCGGAAGAACGAATGATGCCGGGATGGATTCCTCCTCCCATTTCAATATCAAGAGTCAAGCTACCGCTGCTGACAACATAATCAATATTATTATCAAAAGCATAATGGTGATCTTTGTTTCTGCTCAGGATGCTGTCCAGCACCTTAAGCTTTCCTCCAGATGACTGTTCTGTTTCTTCTTGAGCTTCTTTCTTTGGTCTTGCCATATTATTGTTTATTAAAAATGTTTAGGAATTCTTTGAACGATGTGGGTTTTTTATTTACCTCCGTCGCAGGAGCAACAGAGGATTCTTCCAATTTAATTTCTTGCCTATCTGGAAATAGATTCTGATAAGCTTTAGCCTCTACAATGAATCTCTTGCCTTTGTCAGTCAAAAACCAACACATTGATGGGATTTTAATTCTTCCCTTTAAAGACATCAAAAACTCAAACCCATGCTCTTTGATTATGGTATTTGATATTTTTACTTCTTTAGGCCATTGGCAAGTCTTGGGCTCGAAAAGAAAGGCGTTTACTAGCTGCTGTCCTTCAGATAGTTTTCTTTCGCCCTTCTTTTTCGCAGTCATGCGCTCATTATGAGAGGCTTCTCAGCGCTTGTCAAGAAGACAGATGTCATGTTTGACCATCTTATCTACTAGATTTAAAAAGTTTACCTTTGGATTCCAGCCTAGCTCCTTTCTTGCTGGAGTAGAGTCGCCAACAAGAATATCTACCTCTGCTGGTCTGTAGAACTTTGGATTGATTGAAACTAGCGTAGAAGACAATGGCTCTTTCTTTAAAGCGTATTCTGTAGTTATAGAATACTCTTCGCTCAAATTAGACCCATGCCAATTACCATCAATATTTGCAATCTTAAATGCCGCCTCAATAAACTCTCTGATAGAATGAGTTTCGTTGCTAGATAAAACATAATCCTTTGGCTTATCTTGATTCAGCATCTTCCATACGCCATCTACGAAATCTTCTGAGTCTGACCAATCTCTTTTTGCGTCTAGATTTCCTAGTTCAATTGGGGCGAATGGTTGATTTTCTAGAATAGCTTTATAAATTCTAGCCACTCCCTTAGTAATCTTTCTGGTAACAAACTCTTCGCCACGCTTAGTTCCTTCGTGGTTGAAAAGAATACCATGCACAGCATACAAGTTATAAGATTCTCTATAAACCTTTACAGCGTGTCTTGCTGCGGACTTAGAGGCTCCATACGGGCTTCTTGGCCTGATTGGGTGAGAGATGTCTTGAGGGCAATAAGCAACGTCACCAAATTCCTCGCTAGAGCCAGCGGAGTAAAACTTGCAATCTGGCTTGAATCTGCGGATCGCTTCAAGGCAGCGAACTACGCCGGTTGCATTGGTGTCAAAAGTCTGCAATGGGATTTCCCAGCTACAGCCAACGAAGCTTTGCGCTGCAAAATTAATAAAATAATCAGGCTGAATTTCTTTTACCGCGTTATCTATGCTAACGCTATCGGATAAATCCCCATAAATAATCTTAAATCTAGCATCTCCTAAAAAAGCAGAGCAGTTTACAAAATTAGGATTAGAGCTGCGCCTAATCATTCCAAATATTTGATGGCTAGTATTCTTGAGTAGGTACTCTACCATGTTGGCTCCGTCCTGCCCAAGGATTCCAGTTACTAATATTTTTTTGTTCATGTTAATATCCTATTTTAACTTCTTTGACTTCGTTATTAAAGAATTTATTTTGAAGAGCAACTTTCTTTTGATATCTGCTATAATTAGAATCATCAACAAGCTTTGCTAGTCCTTTGTCATTTTTAACTTGATCAACTAAATCAAAAGTTTTTTCATTGGCATCTCTAAGCTCTTGATATTCTTTACTTGAAACAATATCTGAATATAAATCTAAGCCTATTTGATTTATGATTTCTTTTGACAATTCTTGGTAATTATATACCAGTTTTTGTTTATTTTCATTTGAGGATTTAATAATTTTGACTTGAGAAATGCTCAATATATCAAAAACATATCCCTCGTCTAGCGAAATTTTAAGCATGTTTATTTATAGTTGTTATTAAAGAGTCTATTTGAGTTTTGGTAACCTTCGGATGGAGTCCAACATAAAACCCATTAGTGTGCAAGAATTCGCTATTTGGGAAGTCTTTATAATCACCGAATTGCTTATAACAAGTTTGACGCAAAAGATTTCCTGATATAATTGGTCTGGTTTCTATAAGTTTGTCTTCGCATTGTTTGATAATTGCAGATAGATCAACATTTTTTAAGAATATAATAGGAATAGAAAAGGCTACATGCTTTCTATTTAAAAACTCCAATGGAAGCAAAAGTTTTCCTTTCGGGATAGATTGGCAAAAATAATCAAATATTTCAGTTCTGCGCTTTATGTATTGATTTGCTCTTTTGAGGTCTATTCTGCCGATCATGGCATGAATATCTGAGTTTCTATAGTTGTTGCCGAGCAAGAAGAAATCAAATCTCTCATTTACATCTTTATTTAAGAATTTAGATTTTTGATCGTTTGGTAGAGCTCTAACCAATCCATGATTTCTAGCTAAGAGAAAATAATTATATTCATCAGGATCATTAGTGAAAATAAAGCCGCCTTCAACGCTTTGAAGTTGATGCCCGAAATAAGTGCTTGTTGTAGAAGTAAAAAAGGATGAAATATTTTTGCCTTCAAAAGAGCCAAAAGTATTTTCACAGTTATCCATCAATACCCTGACATTATACTTTTTGGATATATCTTGTAGCCTCGCTAAGTCAGGAACGAATCCTAGCAATGAAGTTATGAAAATTGCCTCTACAGACTTATCCTTAGCTACAATATTTTCTACAGCATCTAAATCCATAGAAAAGTCTCTCAAGTTAATATCAACAAATACAGGCTCGAATCCCTCTCTTACGAATGGGGAAATTGATGTTGTCCAAGTTGTAGACGGAAAAATGATCTTTCTAGATTTGAGCTTGGCTGAAGAATCTTTCAGATAGCAAGCTAAAATAGTGTTAGCTGTAGATCCGCTAGACACAAAGACTGCGTATCTAGATCCTATAAACTTCGCCATTTCAGATTCAAAACTAGCGACTTGCCGATCTTGCGTCCATTTATTGCTATCAGATAAAATAAATTTACATATCTTAAGCCTGTCTAAAATAGTAAAATTATTAACGCTAAGGGGCCATTTCATCAGATATTATTAAGAGGATTATTTTATGATAAATAAGCTGTGATATTTTGAGCACTTGTTCTTGCTAGATTAAATTTATACTTTTTTAATTTTTCAACAAGCTGATCGTGCTTAGCTCCTACGTTAAAAGGGCCATCAGAATGAGCAAATTCATAATGGATATTACTTGGGCAATATGCGTCAAAATCTAGATGCAAAAGAATTGGAACATCAAAGCCTTCAGTATCGATAAAAAACCAATCTACTTTCTCATTAAAAAATTTAAAAATCAAGTTCACATCTATTACTGGAACTGTTATATTATTGATAGTCTTATGCTGGTGTTGGTGTAGATGATTTATAGATAAAGAAGAGTGGCCGCATTTGTCATCATGAGATGGGAAGTAAAAATTTGTTATTGTGTTTTCTGTGCCAACCGCACAATTCAAGACTGAAACCTTTTCTCCTAAAAATTCGTATGTTTTTCTTGCTATTTCTGTGCATCTAGGGAGGGCGTCAATTACAAGAAACTTGTTTATTTTTTCTTTATTTTCTTGTATAAATTTGTTTGCTTCGTCGGAGCAGTCATTGCATCCTATTTGTATAATATTCATAGCAGAGATTGTTGTATTTTTATTTTATTAATCCAGTAGCCAATGTCTAAAATTTGTTTATCGAACTTGAGCTTATTAGACTTATATTCATCTATAAGATAGTTTATTAATTTTTTATTTATTAGTTTTTCGTTTTCGACTTGTATTATTGAAGTGGCAAAATGATTATACATTAGATGCTTAGGAACAATAGGGACGCAATCAAAATAAAGAGCCTCCCAAGTTCTGTGGCAATCTATGCCATTTCCTCTAGGGGATGCGCAAAGATAATGATTTTTAACATTGTTAAGATTTTCTACTGAAGAAAGCCTTGGCGAAATTTCAAAACCTTCTTGAGTCAAATGCTCTAACCAATCCTGTCGAGAGTGATGACTGAAAAATGCAGAGCCAGCGCCAGAAAAATTAACGCATATATCTTTATTTTTTTCATATGTATCATTCAGATTGTATTTTGACCAGAAATCTAAATCGATTAGAGTTCCTTTCCAAGCTCCAGCATGATTTTCTATGCCGATAGGAATTGGAATTAAATCCTCATGCTCATAGTCAGCGTTTTGAGCGAACCATTTTTTTATGCATTTAGGCTTTGCATCAAATATATTTTTGTTAATAGAAATGTCTCTTAGATGAGATATTAAAATATAGTTATTCGAATGATCTTTTATTTCTCTAAATAGTTCGGGAAGATAGTATGAGTCGCAAAAAATTATAGCCTTATCAAAGTATTCTATTTTATTTTTAATGGACTCAAATGGTTGCTCTGAATGGCTTCTTGGCCAGTCTCTGCAAACAACTACATCTGCCGCTTTTTGAAAATTGCACCCATTTAATAGGTTATCTAAATTCATATTTACATAATGTAATGATTGCCTTCATTTTTTAGGCAAACTATGCTAGGGCTTTTAGATACATAAGCTTCTATCATATATCTCTCAGCCTCTTGTCCATTTCTCGGGAAAAAGCTTTGAACATTTTTAAATAAATCCACTATTTTTTCATCAAGTAGTCTATGTGTTGGGCCGTGAGTCGGGTAGTCAGCAAATCCTACGAGCATGATTGGAAGATTTTGTTCGTCTACGTCTATTTTTATTTGCTCGAATGGTCTTTCTATTAAAAATGGAGTGATTGAATAGACTACAGGTCTGATTCCTTCTAGGCACATTCCAGCCGCCATGCTTATAACGCTTTGTTCGCAAACTCCTAAATTATAAATTCTATCTGGAAATTTTTCTCTGAACTCTCCCATTTCTTGCTCTACATCACAATTAAGCAAAAAAAGATTTGGATCTTTCTCAGCTAGTTTAACTATTGTCTTGCCAAATGCTTTTCTCATAATTATAAAAGTTCTTTAATCATTGACTCTTGTTCTGCTGCCGTTGGAAATCTTGAGTGCCAAGATGGTTGATTTTCCATGAAAGAAACGCCTTTGCCTTTTACAGTATTTGCTACGATAAATGTTGGCTTGTCTGACGATTTTGAATCAGAAAGCAATCTAGTTAGTATATCGACATCGTGGCCATCGACCTCGAAAACATTCCATCCACAAGCGGAGGCTGCTTGATTTACGGCATGCACTGGAAGGACTTTGTCTACATATCCATTATTCTGTATTCCATTTTTATCCATAATCACTGTCAGATTGGTAAGATTATGGTGTCCTGATATAAGCAGACTTTCCCATGTAGTTCCTTCTTGGGCCTCTCCGTCGCCTATCATGACAAAAATATGTCCTTCTTTATTAAGTTTTTTTCTTGCGAAAGCCATGCCCATTCCAGCAGGAAACCCATGCCCCTCACTTCCTGTGGTGAATTCTATGCCATTCAAAGAATCTAATTTCGGATGTTTTTCTAGTTTTGGCTTAAGACCTTTCTCTAAAAGAAGTGCGTAAAGTCCCCAGCAAGCATGGCCTTTGCTCAAGATAAACTTATCGCAATCTTTTAATACATTATCATATAGCGCAATAAGCATCTCTATGGAAGATAATGTGCCTCCATAATGATTAGCTCCAACAGATTGAGCCAATTTAATGGATTTAACTCTTACGGCTCTAGATCTTTCGCTTAGCATATTATTAGTTTTTATAAGCAAATATAACGTATGGACCGTCATCAGAATTGACTCTAAGAGTATTTCTGATTGAATAGTTGCAAGATTTTAGTTTGTTAATCATAGAATTTATGAGAGAATTGCTGTGGCATTCTACATAATATTCGCTTACCAGTTTAAAATCTTCGTCACTCATATTGAAAATTAGATCTTCGTGGCCTTCAATGTCAGCCTTGAGGATGTCAATAGAATGGTCTTTTATTAAGTTTCTAATTTGATTAGAAGAAGAGAGGGTTTGATTTAAAAATACAGATCCGTTTCTGCCTCCAAGAGTTTTGTTTAAATGATCGATATCGTCTTTATTCATATCGACACCAACTACTTTATTAGCTCCTAGATTAAGCCAATGCTCAGAAGTGGAGATCATTTCCTCCCAAATAACCGCATACCAATTCAAATGTGTCTGTCTAGGCCCAGTGCCTTTTTTAAAAGACTGGGTTTCTCCAAAAAATCCACAACCTAAGTCTAAGATATTTTTACCTTTTACATTAACGCAGTCTTCTGGCCAAGCGTTGATCGGTATTTCATTGGTGCAAATTCCCCTGTAGCGTATCTGTTGATCCATATAGAATATCTTTTCTAAAAACTTTTAGTTTTCTAATCTTTTTAGTCTATTTCATTCCATTCTAATCTTAGAGTAGGGGCGCCATGATGTGGATATCTTCTTGAATATTTATGCAAGAACCTGTCTCCTTTAAAATCAAAAGAGTCGCACAAAAATAAAAAAGAACTTGGAATGCAATGTATCTCTTTAGCGTTTTCTATAAGCTTTAGATAATCAAAAATATTATTAGTGAGACTTCTTTCTGCTTTTATTATTCTTAAGTTGGGATTTATATTTTTCGTTACGATCATATTCCTGCTTGCATCTTCATGAACAAAAGCGTAATCTGAAGATATTTCAAACTTATTGTAAAAATTACTTTCCCTTTCTGAATCTCTCTCGACTTTGAAAGATGACCACCTTTTCTTCATATCTATTCCGTGCTGCTCATAAAATCCTTCATCAAAGTGTTTATAAAGATTAATCAATCCATGTCCGACTTTTATAAATTTATCGTATGGATTTTGATCTAATACAATAGGTATTTCATAAGTTCCATTGATAAGCACTAGTTCGAGATTTTTTAAATCTCTGTACATAAATCTTACAGATTCTGAATTGAGATGTTTTGTAGCTAAAAAATGATTATCTTGTGGATTTTCTTTGCAAAATTCTCTTATTAATCCGTTGCAGATTATATTATCCCCCATCTCCAAGTGCTGATATACAAAAGTTTTCATTAGCTATTGTATAATTGATTGTATTTAATTAATGCTTTAGCAAAATAATCAAATTGGGTAGACTGGTTCAGTAAAGTATCTGCAAACTCTTTTTGTTTTCTTTTCACTTCAGGGTCGTAAAAAACTTTTGCTTCTAAGATTTCTTTTTCTTCTAGAATTGGCAATATGTTATTTTTATATACATATGGCATATACCAATTAACGCTTTTATTTTTATGAGATTTTAGATGAATGAAATAGCAATTTGAAGACATCGCCCAAAGTATTCTGTCCCAAGAAGAAGTATTTCCATCTATATTCAAGATATATTTGTAATCTAATTGATCTTTTATAGAGACTCTCTGAGAAGATATGTCTTCTTTCTTTATGCCTAAATCGTTTAGCATATCTTCAGTAAAATGCACGAAGTTGCTTATTTTAGATATAACTAAATTATTGCCAGAAGCTTTAGAGCAGAATCTTACTCTTTGATTTAATAGGTCTTCGTCTATAAGTCCAGAGTCTGATCCGTAGAAAGCTATTTTATCTTGCTTGGATTCGAATGATGAGTCGCCATCAAGATTTTCATCTATTGTTTTAATATGATAAAATAAATGAAGATCTGGCATCAAAATATGATTAGAGCCTAGAGATGCAGAAAAACATATTCTTGTATAATATTCATTTTCATCTATCCCATCAGTAAGATTAAATAAAATTCTGCAATTCAAATCAAGATCGTGATGAAGCATTGTTACTTCAAGAAGCTTTAGCAAAAAAGCAAATCTTTTTTCATTTTGAACAGAGTGTTTTTTTAATACAATTATATTCTTGCCAGATATCTCAATATAGCTTTCGTCTGGATGAGGCTCCCAATCTTCTTTTTTTCTAAGGTGCTTTATGCAGTTTTTTTTGAAAATTTCATTTATAGAAACATCTATTATGTCATTTTTAATTTCAATATTCATTTTTTAATTCTTGAATGGAGTTTAGTATGTTTTTAAGAAAAAGATCCTTGGAGAATTGGATCTGTAGATCGAAGCCTTCGGAATTCACTCTGTTTTTCTCAACTCTTGATATAGCTTGATCGCAACCATGAATAAAAGCGTCTTCTTCAAAATCAAAAACGTCGCCTTGATTAGAAACATCTCCAAAATGATAAAATAAATTATCGTAAACTGGATTTTTCCTAGATTTAGGAATAAGAACAGAGTTAGAGTTATTAGCCCAGTCTTTATTGCAATGAGCATCCAAAACTATACAATGCTTTCCTATCGCTGCTCCATTAAACTCATAATAATTAAAAGCCTCTCCTCCGCTTACATTGACTAATATATCTGCATGATTAATAAAACTATTCCAATCTTCATCTTTAGATATATTGTAAAATCTTACATTAGATGGAAGGCTTTTATTTTCTAATATTTCATTTATTATTTTTCTATTAGAGTCTTCATTGATTAAATTATTATTTATGCAGCATTGCAATGCGTATTTTGGGTTGTCTTTATATTTTTTTATCCAAGCTTTTATAGACTTAAAATGATGTCTTTTCGGTTGAAATGGACTTTGTAGACTGAATACGATTGGATCGGAGTCTTTTTTTTCTTCAACTTGCTTGAAGACAAAAGAATCGAAGGCGATTGGAATAAATCCACATTTTAATGCAGCAGAATTTTCAAATATATTTTTACTATAAGAAGACGGAAAATAAATTTTGCAATTTCTTGCTGTATTTATTTCTAAAGCGGTTGGCTTGTCTAGCTCATATAAACTGAGGCATGAGTGCGTTTTTGAAACTGAACTCATGCATTTAGGCAGCTCTGAAACTTTAAAGGACGGTATTTGTCTATTATAATTTTCTCTAGCATTTATGCTTTGGTGCATAAGCCAGCAATTAAAGTGTATGTCATTTCCAACTATTTCAGTAGATATATCTGACGAAGGAAATAGAAAAATATTATGATGATTTATATTTTTTTTCTCTACATCATACAGAGACCTTAAAATTAAATTAGATATTTTACCAGATAAGTCGCGGTTAAGCGGAAGCTCTAAAGCAAAGTTATGCAGATTCATGTTCAGAATTTTTTATAAAAGAAAGCGCTTTTTCTGAAATCTCTGCTTTTTTATTGTCGAAATTAGTGTATCTAAATACTCTTAGAACTCCATCTTTTTCGTATTGATTAATGAACATAGAATCTCTGAGTCTATCTTCAAAATCGCCAAGAATGATGAATGTAGGAATCTTTGAGTTTGTGGCCAAAGTCTTAAAACAGCTATCGACTCCAATAAATTTACAGCAATGATTTACGCAAGCTAAACTAGTCAATATGTTATCAAAGCAAACGAATTTTACATTACCAGATTCTTTTACTCCATAAGATTCAATTTCTGAGCGCGAGCCAAAAATTAGATAGTTATGATCATCATCTATCAATTTTTCAGTGACATCAGGTGGGATAAATTTAATAGGAAGATTAAAGTCTACATGAACTTTCGCAGAAAAGTCGCTTCCGAATGGGTGAATTCCAATTATTGGATTTTCAGAAGCGAAAGAAGCCACCAATGAATTAGCGGCATCTTTATGGTGCTGCTCGAAGTCGATAGTAGAATAAAATGCTCTGGGAACTTCTTTAATGTTTGTGGTAGAGTTTTCTCCATGATTTTTTACTATTAAATCTACTTGAGAATCATGCTCTTCTATGGTGTCGAAAAGATAAACATCAGTGTTATTAACTCCAAAAGAAGAAAAGAATTCTTTTGCTTTCTTAAAATGAGTATGGATAATATAAGTAGAATCTGGATTATTAGTAACGAACCATAGCGTCTGCAAAAAATCTCCAACGCCTCCTCTTAGGTAAAATTTCATATTGCTAAAATGTATTAGGGCCTAACTATGGAAATTTCCATAAAATTAGGCCCCAATTTTGTAAATATTTATGTAATTAGCGGATCGGGCAAGCTCCAGTAGAGCATTCTGCCATATCTAACATCTCAGTGCTATTAATAGACAACGAAGAGATTGGCTTTACCTTAGCTGAAGCTGCCAAATAGGTATCCTCGTCAATTTCCTGATAAGGAGCCTGCTTGAATCCGTGATTCTTAAATAGCAAGAAGCTTACGCTCTTGACATTATGCTCATAGTTGTCTTTCAGCCAAACCTTCAAAGACTCAAGCTCTTCTGGCTTATAATAGGCAGTTACAGAAACAGCATTGTCAGACCAAACAGTTTGTAGCTCCTTTACCATTTCAAGCTGCTTGATGACATCCATGTCCTTAGTAAGAATAGACCCCTCTGGAGTCTTGCATGGGAAATAAACTACAACCGTGTCTCGATTTTCAGTACCGTCGAAGTTCACAAGGAACTCGACATGATAGCCCATATCCTTGCAGATCTGAACAAGGGAATCAGAGCTAGACATACGCACAGTGCGCATGTAATACTCGCTGAATGCGGGGTGTACGCCGGGAGTGGCTCCTCCCAATAGGCTCAGCGTACCGCTAGGTTTGATAGTCGTGAGCTTAATGCTTTCAGGCCAACCACGCTGCTTACTCCAAGCCCTATCAAAATTACGAAGAGCAACATAGCAATCATCAAGCCAAGCAAGCTTATCCAAAGACTGACATACACCAGTAACCCCAAGGCCAAGGCGCATATTCTTATGAACAATCTTATTAGTTTCTTCATGGATGAACGGGAGGGAGGCAATCGCTTTCTGAGTCTTGTAGAGAAGAGTCGCGCAATCAATTAGCTCTTCTTTCGATGTGATGTTATTTAGATAAAGCTCGCAAAGATTGCAGCACTCGTAATTAGAAAGGCTGATCTCGGCGCATGGGTTAGTCATTTCGCAATTATCAATATCAGTTGGATACATTGCATTGTCTGAAATTGGGCCGTCCTTGATTCGCCCAAACTTTTGAGATAATGGAAGATTAAAGAAGCCATAAGGCTCGCCGCTTGCATAGCCGCTGTCTTGATTTATTTCATAGCCATTCTTCCAGATCTCTTCAAGCACATGGTCATAACTATCTGCATAGATAGTATTGTTGCTCATAGCTCGCCAATTTGGAACATTTCCAGTTCCCCAGTTCTTAGCACGGAGATATAGAATGTCGTCTGGGTCGCCTAGAGCAATCTCAGCGCTTCTGCGAACATTACCAGCAACAACAACACTACCAATGATGTTGCAGATATCAAGAACGTCAATTGAACGAAGCTTCTTACCTTCTCTTGACTGAAAGATCTTTGTGATCTTATCGATTCCGTCAATAAGGATTTGTGGACCACTAGCTTTTCCGCCAAAACCCTTGATTGGCTCGCCGTACCCTCTGATGAGAATCGTCGAGTAAGAAAAAGATTTACCTGTAACGTAAAAAGCGTCCAATACTTTTGAAAGCAAATTAACCCAACCTTCGCGTTTATCAGGAACAATGTAGTCAGCGTCTTTAGATCCTTCATGAATAACCTTTACACTTTTCTTAATTTTTGGAAGCTCATGCACATCCTCTCTGCGAATGCTGTAACCTACGCCGCCGCCAAGCATCAAGTTTTCGAAAAGAAACAAAAATGCATTTGGCTCTCTCATTGCGACAGCCCAGCAATTCAACAAAGAGTTCGCGCCAAATCGATCTACGGTTGATGTACCAAGTTGCCATAGCATTCTGCCAGCAAAATTACATTTAAGATTAAAAACATAATCATAAAGACGTTCAGCTTCTTTCTCTGTGTATTCTGCGCCGATCTTTTGAGCGCCATTGATACAACGCTCAACCGTCTCGTACCACTCTTCAGTGGCTCCGTCGTCCTTTAGTCTTGAATAGGTTCTTTTGTATACTATATAGCCTAAGCCATTGAAGCCCCAGTTGGGTTGTTTATTTTTATATGTATTTACGAATTCTTTAGATAGGGTAGTCATAATCAAGAGGTAGGATGATTTACACAATATGTTTCTAAAATGGAACTAGTCAAGCTGAATCTTAGGAACCTCTGAAGGATTTACCTTGCTCTTGTATTTCATTCCTCTTCTTTTCTTAGAATACTTTTCTTCCGCCTTCTGGCGCAAAGGATCTACACCGTCATGTTTCGCCGCTCTTTTGTCACTAAGCTCTTGAGAATAATCCCAAATCTCGCCAAGAGTGCCTTTCATCTTTCCTGTTTTCTCTACAAATTTTGATGATGAGTCTAAATCAAATTCAGTATCTATCTGAGTATTAGGTATAGTAAATACTCTTTCGTACTTAATTCCTTCCTCTGAATATGTATGATCATCATTCATGCCCTGAAAAACTGAAACAATTTTCCCGGTCTTTGGATTTTTGAAAAGATAAAGCGGCATATTAAATTAAAGATAGTAGTTTATTTGCTGTGTTTGAATATTGGAATTGATCTTGCAACTTCAATCCCTCATGGTTGGTTCTGTCTTTCTCGACTCTTCTAATCGCTTGTTCGCAGCCAGCAATGAATTCATCTTCAGAGAAATCAAAAATATTGCCTTGGTTAAATGGGGTTCCTTTAGAAAAGAATTTTCCATCATATACTTCCAACTTTCCATTGGGCTCAATTAAGACGGCATTTTCTTTATTTGCCCATTCCTTATAAGCAGTAGCGTTTAGTATAACTGCATGCTTACCTAGAGCAACAGATTGGAACTCTGGTAAACCCCAGCCTTCCGCGCCAGACATTCCAATTATAATATCAGAAGAATTTAGGTAGTCGTTATAAATAGAGTTCTTAGGCATATTGCCAAGGAATGTCACGTTGAAATAAGTTTTACCTTCTAGAATTGTGCTGTATATGATTTTTAATTCATTTGCATCTTGGTAGAACTGATTGTTGATGGCGCACTGAAGAGAATATCTATTATCTTTGCCAAATTTTTTTACCCAAGTTTTGATTATTTTAGCATGGTGCTTTCTTTTCTCGAACTTGCCGCAAAGATTAAATGTTATTCTGTTGTCTTTGAAGTAAGTTTTATTTGTTCTCTTAAAGTGTTTAGAGTCAAATCCGAGAGGAATAACTGTAGAATCAATTCCATGATTTGCAAAAACTGACTGAGTATAAGAAGAACTAGAACAAACAATGCTATTCTTTAAGATGTTTGATTCTATATTAGTGAGTTGATCAGTTTCGTGAAAAGTAAAAAGGATTTGCTTGTCAGAATAAGTTCTAATAGAGTCATTAATATGCCAAAGTCTAATAACAGGATGTTTTCTGCTGTGCTTTGCAAATGAGTCGTTATGATTCGTTACTATCCAGTTGATAAAATCTTGATCAAAGTCATAAGCACTAAAATCTATTTGATGCTCAGAAGCTTTGAAAATAGATGGATTAAGCCCCATCTTATAAAACTCATATAGCAAGTTAAAACTTACTTGCCCAAAACTAAGAGAATTAAGTGGAACGTGAACAGCAAATTGCATAAAAAAACCTACCTATTGTTATAGGTAGGTGAAAAGGATTTTCTATTTTAATTAGAGAATGTGCTCTTCGTCTGGAACCTGAGCAGGCTTCTTTTGAATGTCTCCTTTTGGCTTCTGCGTCTTATCGGAAATATAGATCCTAAAGTCTGGTGACTTATCGGACTTCTTTTCCTTGTTAGAGAAGATAACAATATCAATCTTTCCCTCTAGGGAAGTATTAATATGGCCAGTCATGTACTTCTGGGTCTTATCTTTACTAATCTTTGTCCATAGCGCTCCAACTTCACGTTGGTCCCACTTCGATGTTTCAGTCTTATTGTCGCTCATTGCATAGTATTATGACTCTAGCATACCAAAAAGTCAAATCAAATCAAAAGAATTTTTGCTCTCGATTTTATTCTTTAGGAATACTCTAGCCTTTTCGTGCAAGTTAATAGCAGTCTGAGTGCTAATGTTAAGCTTCTTAGCTATCCTGTTCCAAGTAGTGAGCTTCTCATTACCAGAAAAATATCTAAGTTTAAAGATCTCCTTGATTCGATTGTCTCTCATAGACGAAAGTAGAGAGTCAATATAATCAACAGTTTCAGAATTCTTATCAACTGTAATTAAGACATTCTGCGCATTAATGAAGTCAATTGTTTTATCCTCAGATGCAACGTACTTCTTGTTAGAGTTAATAAAGTTTAAGAAATGATATCTTGTACAATTACAAAACCATGTAGAAAACTTCGTTTTCTGCTTCGCGTCGAAAGATTGAATTGCTTTATAAAGAATAAAATCTTTCTCTACGTTGATATCTTCCTTGCTCATTCCCATCTTAGTAAGCGGGATGTAGTATTTCTTTGCTATAGAAAAGTAAAAATTTTCATAGCTAGATGATAATTTCATGAAACTATCATTGCAGTTACTAGACTTAATCTTCTTAATCAAAGCTAAGTCTTCCTTATCCTTAGAGTTAGTATTTCCCATAATCCTTGGTCCTTAAACCTTAAAGTATTACACTTGATATTATGTTCCACCATTTGCCTTTATTAACTTTTCCTTGAGTTAGGAGAAAGCAATAGTAGGTCAACTTAGATGTTTTTATCTAAGTTTATTTAACCCAAGAATACCCGCTTCAGTCATCGCATCTCCGGCTTTAGTGAGTCCGTTTAGCTTGCGAGTGCTCTTGGCTATGTTAGCTTGATCTTGCGTAGATGACTTTTTTTCGACTCCACCATTTGCCTTTTCCTTTGAGAAGGATGAAAGTTTCTAGTAGTTTTATATAAGGCTCTTTCGACGCGACCTCTCCCGAACACACGCTGGAGTTTCCTCCAATTCCTTATAGTCTTTTGACGGGCTTGCTGTCTCTTACGAGTTTAAATAAGGATACTATCCTTAAGTGAGCATGGTTTTGCTCTGGTTACCTCTACTGATCAAGCTGCTGCATGATGGAACACGATCTTCTAAAAGTCAAGCTTACTCTTTCAGGCTGTTAACCGTAGCCTTGGAAGCAAGATAAATTAAATTCTTTAAATCCTTTTCGGAGATGCTTGACGGGTCGCACTTCTCGGATGTTCTTTCGAGTTTATCGCAAATATCATTTATTACGCTCGCTATCCCAGCGCAAACCAATCCGCTTAGCTCAATTGTTTGGTTAAATGATTCTATAGACTTAAATAGAACCCAGTATTGCTCGTTCTCAATTGTGCAAGACCTCAAAATACCAGCCTTCTCCATCTCTTTCAAGGCGCAGGTTAACGAAGCGTTCTCTTCAGCTTCATTATCAGAAACTAGAATTGCTTCTTTTCTGTTCTTCTTGATATTGAATACAGTATTTTTATTGAAGTATTCTAAAAGTAGTTGATATGATTCTATGACGTTCACATCAATAAGATGCATCAAAAATAAAAAAATGCAAATTTTAAATTGACTTTTGTTTTTACAAGACCATAATATTGGCGTGGACATTAAGATTAAACTTCTTTCTGATTTAGCTAAGATCCCAACTCAAGGAACTAACTTCTCAGCGGGCTATGATTTATATGCCGCAGAAGACGTTGTTGTCCTTAGATTTGGCCGCAAGCTGATTAAGACCAATGTGAGTATGGCTATTCCAATGAACCACTATGGAAGAATTGCTCCAAGGTCAGGTCTTGCATATAAGAATGGAATTGATGTTTTGGCTGGAGTGATTGATTCTGACTATAGAGGCGATATTGGTGTTATTCTCTATAATACAGATAACAATGACTTTACTGTTAAAGTTGGCGATAAGATTGCCCAAATAATTATTGAGTCTTGCAGTCAAGTTAACTTTGTTAAGGCTGAAGACCTACCATTGACTAAGCGAGGAGATGGCGCTTATGGACATACAGGCTGACATAATCAAGGCGTGTTTTTGCGCTGCATTTAGCTTCCTACTCTATAGAACAGATTTTCTTATGGAGTACGGAAGCCTTCTGCGCTTGTTTTCCGACAGCACAAGGATCGATTATATGTGCTTTAAATTAAGATCTCCAAAAACAAATTATTTAGAGTATCTGAATTTTAAATATAACAACTTTGTCACAAGGCTTATTTCTTGCCCTTATTGCTTGGGATTTTGGACCAGTTGTTTTGTTTGCTATTTCAGTTACGATTTATTTTTTGTTTATTATGTGTATATTCTTTTGTACTCAGTTTTACTATTAATAATAGACGCAAATGGAATTAGAAATTAAAGGCTTCATAGAGTTTTGCCGCTTCTTGTCGGAAAACCCTGATAAAATAATAAGCACACCAAAACTATTCAGTGTTTTAGAATTTTGTCATCAATCTATATCTTCTTGCTCCTGCGCTGGAAAAGCTCCAGACGCTAAATTTGAAGAAAAGTACTATGAGCAAATCAATAGTTTAGATAAAGAAACGCTTTCTTCTCTTGGAGAAGTTTTTGATGTTAGAAAAGATCTTAGCGCGGTTTATCTTTCTTTCCCTATTAATGACATTAAAATACAACTAAAATGAGCAAAAGATTAGACATAAACAAAAAGCTAATTGGTAAACCCGTAAGAGTTTTAGACTCTGATGGAGAGTGGGTAGGAGAAGTAGTAGATGTTAAAGACGAAGATACATTTATAGTGTCGAATGGCAACACTTTAGTTGCTGTTGATATTTTTGATGTAAGGTCTCTAGATTAATAAACACGCATTGATTTGCAATGCATGTGTAATAATATATGTGATCAGAAAGTCAGGCATATACTCTATATTAAACGAATCAAATAATTTAATTTATATTGGTTCGACCAATAATTTAGCACATAGAAAAAATCAACATTTTTCTTTACTTGATTTAAAAAAGCATTTTAATAAAAAACTTCAAAATGCTTGGTTAAAATACGGTAGAGAAAATTTTTCTTTTAATGTAATAGAAGAGTGCGCAGCTGAAAAACTAAAGGAGAAAGAGCAATTCTGGATCAATTTTTATCAAAGTTTTAGGCAAAATTCTGGATATAATTTAGTCAAAATAGCCGACAGAAATACAATATCTGAAGAAACTAAAGAAAAAATATCTAAAAATCATAAAAAATATTGGAAAAATAAAAAATTTTCTGAAAGCCATTTAGCAAACTTGAGCAAAAGCAACCCCAGATTTTGGAAAGACAAAAAATTTTCAGAAAAACATATTGAAAAACTTAAAAATTGCCACAAGAAAAAAATAATACAAATAGACAAAGATGGACATATAATAAATGAATTTTTAGGTATAGACGAAGCATCTAAAGCGACTGGATTTTCTAAAATAGGAATACAACAAGTTTTAACAAAATATAAGAGAAAAACTATTTATGGATTTTCTTTTGAGTATAAACTTTAATTTTAGTGTAACTTTACTATATGCCACTAATGAAACCTAAAAAATCAGAAGAGCAAAAAAAATTCGTCAGCAGATGCGTCGGAGATTCTTCGATGGTAAAAGAATTTCCCGATCAAAAACAAAGGATTGCTGTTTGCTATAGCCAGTTCAAGAGAAAAGCCAAGGCTTCAGAGTCTCTAGACTGGGAAGACTCCGCTGACGAGTCTTTCATCATTTATTAATAAAAAGGCGCGTCAAACGACGCGCCGTGTATGTTTAGCGTAGGATCAACGCTTCTTTGTTGAGCCTGCGCTTCCTGCGCTACCGGAACTTGTTGTCTTACCAAGATTTCCTGCGTTTCCAGTGTTACCT